TATAAGCAACGTGTGTCGTGGACAACTCTGCCTTCACACCGTCTGTCCCGACGGCTGCTGTGGAGCCAGATGTGCGCACGTTATTTACTTCGAAATAGTGTGTAGGCATGTTTATTCTTTATTGTCTTCGGCTAAGTCCATCATGGCTTGGTTGTCCACTTCATCAACAGCCTGTGGATCGCTTTTAGAAACCACAGAAGCGGCGTAGTCAGACATAGCAGAAAGCGGTATTTGATTAAGTTGAATGTGATGGTTGTCACCCCCTTGAACAGGCGCCAGGCCTTCACGAGATCTGACCTCATTGATTGATAAAACACCGTCAGAGAGTAGGGAGTGATAATAGCTGGCCCTGGAAGTGGAGTCTGCCCGCAACATGGAGTCGATGTCGAACCTGCAGGAAAGACTGTTGTCGTTTCGTAAAACTTTCCGCTCGATTTCAAGTTCGATTCGGCGCACCCAGGGCAAAATGGTCCCTTGGAAGAATTGAAGCGTTTGTTGCTCATAGTTGTCATACGATGAATTCCCCTCCATTCCGATTATAGCGGGAGGAACCTGAAAGAACCGGGCTATCTCCTCAGAGGTGTACTTCTTGACTTCTATATACTGAAGTTGCTCCAAAGGCACAGAGAGCGGCTGGTAGGCGAAGCCGCCCCCCAAGATAGCGACTTTATGGGCATTCTTTTTGCCCATGAATTCTTGCCTCCAGCGCTCACTGGCCTCCCTCATCTGCTCTATCGTAAGCGGCTCCTTCGTAGTGAGGATGCCGCCGAGCATTCCACCATTTTCAAAGAACGTACTGCCGAAATTTTGAATCGACTTGGCGGTATTGAGGTTTTGGAGTTGGATGTTCGTCGGGTTTTTACCGCGAAACGCCTTGATCTCCAGAATCTGTTCCTGTGGGATAGGGCTAGGTGAGCCTGTGTAAGTGTACCAGCGGGTTCCGTCAAGCTCTAGCTTTGACTGAACCTCTGTAGCAGGAAGCCAGTAAATCTCACCGTCCAAAATGAGAGCCGTACCGACCCCGTATAAAAGCGCGTCACTGACGATCATTTGCCAGAATTCGTACGCACCCATCATAGGGTTTGGTTCTACAGCCATCATCCGGCTGACTGGGTGGCTAGGAAGTGGTCTTCGGATGCCGTCTTTGTCAACCTTTTCCACCACCGCGTTCATAGAAGCGATCGTGTCAGAAATCTTGCTAACACAGGCGTAAACAGCCGACAAGGTAAGCGTGTCCACCCCTGAAGCCAGTGTCTGGTCGCTGACAATGGTGCTTAACCATCCAGTGTGAGCTTGGGTAGGGAAGATAGGCGCTTGTTGCCGATCCTCCTTGTTCAAACCGAAAATACGTTGAAATAAATTTCGCTCTTTGGACATTGGCGCAAAGATAGTGTACAGCAGCCTCTACTGAACGAATTTTTTGCTACATTCCTACTACTGACATAAAGAATTCAAAGTTAGGAGCAACCTCCTCTTCCTCAAAGGTTAGCATCTCTCCAATCGCCATGATTGCAGCCACCACGCCGTCAATCTTATCTCCAGATTTCGACTTGTCTACTTTTATGTTCCCGCTAGGGTCTAACTTTAAAAACACATTGCCCATCATCCACCGTAAAACCTCATCGCCGCCGTGATGCAGCTTGCCTTCTAACGCCAGCTTCTCGTAGAATTTAGAAGGGAAAGACATGGAGGCGTATCCTTGACCAAACGGATCACACGGAACCCCGTCGCCTTCAAGGTCACGAATCAAGCTCAACGAGTTCCAACGGTCGTACGCCACGCCTTTTATGTTATATTTTTCTGATAGATTGTTAGGGTCGTACTGGACCTTTCCATCCATCACGTAATGGCCGCTAATCATCTTGCGTATCACATTATAGTCTGTGACATTGCCAGGGGTTACTATCACATTTTTATAATCATCAATGTGAGAATATATATGTGTCTCATCCCTTTCGAGCCTACGCTGAACCGCTCGTTCTGGAAGGAAGTAGTAATTGGATAGTTGCACTCCTGTCTGCGGGTCGCCAACCGCCACGCTAAACGCTGTCATGTCATCCGTGGCCGCGAGGTCAAGCCCTATATAAGCGTCAACCTTTTCCGATGAGGTATCGATTGGTTGTTTGATGTTAGACTCGCACATCCACAGGTCGTCCTCTATCCATATATCTTGCGCACCTACAAAAAGGTTGCAGTGCTTGACCATAAATTCCGTAATGGTACGACCGCCGTACAACTTCGCGTTGTTGCACTGCTTCTGCAAGTAGTCCATCGAGATTGAAGCTCCGAGACCAGGATTCGCCTTCTTCCATGCTTCAGGGTCATCCCATTCGTCACCGTCGTCTTTGTCGATCTCGTAGCACAAAAATAACAGGTTGTCGTTCTTTACCGTGCCGTCTAACACCTTCTTTCCGCCGTTTACGAACTCGGTAGCCACGCCGTCCAGCACGAAGCCAGCGGTAGAGATGGCAAGCATCAGTGGCGACTTACGAGAACCCATAGAGGAAGCAAGTACGCGGTACAGCTCGCCGTCCTTCATGGCGTGCATCTCGTCTACACAGCCTATGTTCAAGCTCAGACCGTCCAAGGTGTTGGCGTCAGACGATAATGGCTTGATTATGCAGTCTTTTGGGCCATGAATCTCCTGCCTGTTCGCTGTAAAGCGCTTACCTAAAGCAGGCGAACGCTTCACGCATCTTCGAATCTCATCGAACACTTCCTTCGCCTGATCCCGCTTCGTGGCCGCCGTTACAAACTGCCCTGCACCATCGTCGTCGAGGACCGCCATAGCAAGGATAATAGCAGCCGCAAGCTGTGATTTACCCGATTTACGAGCCACAAAGAAGTGAGCAGTAGTAAAACGACGCTTTTTTACGTCGTCTTTATGCACCCAGCCGAATAACTGGCCGATAAAAGCAACCTGCCAGTCAGAGAGAATAAACTTCTTCCCAGCCCACTCACCTCTCGTGTGGACACAAACAGTCTCTATGAACGTGATGTACTTAGCAGCAACTTCTACGTCAAATACCCAAGGAAAATCATCATCACCTACCCTTTCCAGGTCGTTTGTGAACCTTTCGTAGGCTTTTTTTACGTATTTACCCGCAATAATAGACTCGTCAAGGACACCCTCGACGTAATCCCACATGCGGTTAAGTCGCTCCGTGTTAGACAAGATCGTCGATTTCGTCCCCTTCGGCACGCTTGCTGTTAGCAGCTGCGGCATTAACTGCGGCACCCATCATGCGGGCACGATCCATAGGAGAAAGCCCTAATTTAGCCGAAAGTTTGCCTACTTCGCCCTGGACCTTCGATAAAGCGGTCATTTTTCCGCTCACATTAGACGATCCGTTCTCATAAACCTGCACAATGTCGTCCACCGTCTGGATTTCTCGTGACAGCATCACAAACATAGAAAGGTTCTTGGCGAGCATGGTAATCGTCACTACGTCCACGCTCTCCAGCAGCCCGGTCTCATCGAGGTAGTCCAGGACCATGGTAAACATACGCTCGCCCTCGTGGTCCAGACTGACGATTGGCTTCAGTTCAGACAGCTTTTTAGCGTCAGAACGCACTACTTTAGCCACCTCTTCCTTCGCAGGAGCTGTAGCTTCTCGCATCTTCTGGAGTAACGTGTTTTTGTTTGCCATAATTACTTGCCCTGACCTCGGTACTTCTTTTTGTAGTTCTTGGATCGCTTGTTCGATGAGGTCTTCGTCTTGGCATGTACGCCTGGACGAGACACAAATCGCTCCTGCTTTACCGGTGTTGCTTGTTTTTTAGCCATTTCTTATTACGCGAGCGCTGTAGTTAAGTTGCCTGAATTGTCCACAGTAATTTTGTATCTAGTTCCACCTGGCGATGTCAATATAACACCGTCGCTTCCAGCCACCTCAAAATTGCCGCTGACCTTCCCGTTTCCAATAATCTCTATTTTTTCTGAGGGAGTGTTTGTGCCAATACCGAAGTTGCCGTTCTCGACGTAGCTATCTATGATAAA